GTGACAAATGTTGAGGTAAAATTATTTCTAAATCGTTCATATCATTAGGTGATAATTCTAATGAACGCAACTTGTCAATTATTCTCATAGCCTTTTCAATATCGCTATTACCTATTTTTCTAATAGTTTTACTAAACATAACCTCTGATTTACCATCAGCTACAAACTTAAGAGCGTTTACAGATTGTCCCATTGACAACTGTTGATCTCTTACAGCTTGGTTTGTTAGCATTTTACCAGTTTGCATTACTAATGCTTTTATTCTAGCACTAATATTAGTTTCTTTTTTATACAAGTTTTGACCGTCTTGTATAATACCAAAGTATTCTAGAAAATCTTTTTTATAAGCTTTATAAGCTTCAGTCTCTACTTTTGACTGTACTATCTCACCATTTTCGTTTGTTATTTGTCTTATTGTAAACTGTTCTGGTATAGGATTTTTAACCTGCATTGCAAGACCTGCTTTACTACCTGTGTCTTTCATTTTTGCAGATTCACCTTTAGTATAAAACTTATCTAATAATACTTTTTGTACACCGGTAGATGTACCACTAGCATTGGCACCGTTAGGCAGCATAGACATTAAAACATCTACGTTTTTTTCTATAAAATCTTGTGAGTTGTTTATATCACCTCTAGTTAGGTTACCTGGTTTAGGTTTTATACCAAACATCTCTTGCGTTTGATTAGGTGTTTTATCTGTTAAGCTTTTAAAAGTTTGACCTTTAATATCTATATTTAATTCTTTAACAACGGCATCTATTTCTTTAGCAATATCAGATTCAAGTTCATCTTTTAATTTTATTTTTACTCTACTAGCTAAATCTACATTATTACCTGAGCTGTTTTGATCGAAATTATTTTCACTTACTATATTGTCTATCTCACCTGGTGTAAAATCACCTAAGCTAACTTTAAAGTCTAAACCAACACCATACTTTTTTCTTATACCGTCTATCTTTTGTTCTATCTGACCATTTATCCAAGCACTAATAGCTTTACCTTCAGCTGGATTCCATCTTCTTATTATATCTACAATACCTCTAGCGCCTTTAACATCACCATAAGCAACATCAGCAACCATATCTTCTATATGTTTACCATAGTCTGAAAACTTAGAATACTTTTTAAATCTTCTTTCTATTTCATTTTTCCAACCAAAACCAGCTTCCATAGCTTTATTAATATCAAAACCACTCCACGAGTAATTACCGTCAGCATCTTGTTTTATATTTAATAATCTTTCTGTTTGATCAAACAATTGTTCTTTACCCATAGAAAAATCAATACCGTCTTTCTTTTGCATCTCTTGAACAGCTGCAGTAGCTTTAGCCATTTTAACCTCACCTCTTATTACAGCAGCAGCAGCACCAGACATTTCACCAGCGTCAAAACTACCAGCAAAGCTGTGAAGCATGTCTAAAACATCTTTACCAGTTTTTATTTCATTAAACTGATCTGTATCTTTAGTTGTACCTTGCCACCAGTCTAAAGCACCTTTAAGCATAGTTTGATCTGCTTTTAAATCAAACTTTCTCATAAAGTCTATAGCTCTAGCTAATTTCTCTTCAGCTCTCTTAGCCTCGTTCATGTCTTTATAAGCTTGATCATCTTGAACAGCTTCAAATAAACCGGAATATCTACCTCTTAAGTATTTGTCTAACATATTAGACATAGATATTAAATCACCACCTTGCTCTACTATTGCTCTAAACAATGTTTGATGGCTAAGCTCATGTGAAAATACACTAGCATTACCCATACCACCACCTCTTTCAGACATAGTTAAATCTTGAAAAGTAAAGTTTTGATTACCTTCACTTATAGAAAAACCATGAACGTCAGCATTTTCAGCTTTAACATCTGCTACAACTTGCGCAACTTTTCTTTTTAAATTATTTTTTTGCTCAGGTGTTAAACTTTCGTTTGCTTCTATTTTTTTAGTTGATTCTTTTAACAAGTTGTCAATACCTCTACCTTTTACAACATTTATATTTTTACCAGTTAACACAGCGTCTTTCATAACCAACTTACTAGTCCTGTATTGATCTTTAAACATTTGAGCTTTGTTTAAAAGTACTTCATGTTGATATTCTAGGTTGCTTATTTCATTAATCTTTTCGTTTATAGCTTTTGATTTTTGCTTCATAGACATATCACTATTATCGTTTAAGTTGTCTATTTCGCCTTTTAGCTTTCTTACATCTCTCATGAACTCTATAGCTTGTCGCTTTTGAGGATTACTCATATTGTTAACCCTTGTTTCTGTTTCGTACTTTGTGTCTAGGTTCATTCTTAACAAAGCATCTTGTTGTTTTCGTAGCTGTATTATTGCAGCTTTTTGAGAACCAGGGTTTAATTTGTTTAGCTTTTCTAATCTGTCTATTTCAGTTTGCATTTCAATAACCTCAAGTGTATTAGAGTTTAAAGTTTTCCACTTTTTAGCAGTTGTAAAACTTTGATACATATCTTTAGCTACAACTGGAACTTGAAACCCAAGACCTGACATTAAAGCACCTGTTATATAAGCTTCACCAACACCATCAAATATGTCAACATCTTCATCTAGCATATATCTACCTATAGTGTTTTGAATTATACTAGCACCAGCCTCAGCCATACCTTCACTGTTAACCTGTATACCGTAATTAGTTAAGGCTTTACCAACGTTCATTTGTCTTAATGTGTATCTTGGTAACTCTCTACTAAGCTCCATACTTCCTGCAGCAGCGTTTGCATATGCTTTTTTAAAGTTGTTTTTACCAAATCCACCAAAAGCTTTTAACATACCTTTTGCTTGACCTAAACTAATTCTTTCAGTTATATATTCTGCAACACCAAACCCCATAGAACCAGCGTAATAATTTAAAGCGCTTATATCTTCACCATTTTCCATACGCATATTAAGCTCTGACATTTTATTACCTGCAGCACCAGCAGCAACAAGCATTAAACCAGTACCACCAGTAGATAATGTAACAGCTGTATTTATAGATTGCTCAGCAAATAAATCTACCATAAAAACTCCAAAGTTACCTAGCGTTTCCATTTTAGTTTCTCCACGTATTTCACCTAAAGCTATATTTTTTCTAGCTTGACCACCTATTTCTTCAGCAACATCCGCTGTGTAGTCTGAAAGCTTATCTAAACCTTTATTTAAATAAACACCTGTTTTAGCTCTTACAAATACTTTTAAAGCATCTGGTATCATTTCTATTTGGCTATCATCTGCTAAATCTAAACCAGTACTTCTTTTTATTATAGAGTATGGTGTTAATTCAGCACCAACTTGACTTAAACCACTAACTAAGTTTAATGCTGTTTTTTGTATTTTTAATATAGGTACTTCTAGTTCGTTGTAAGATCTTTTTGATAAATCACCTAGGTCAGCTATTTCTTCGGCTTGACCTTGTAATGAATCTAACATATCAAGCTCGTCTTGAAAAGCGGCTGTGTTGCCTCTATACTCTTCTAGTAGCTCTTTGTGTTTAAATATTATATCTTGTGTGATTTGTTCTTGCGGAGTGTTTTCGATCGCAGTTAATTGACCGTGCAAGTTTTCTATGTGTGTTTTTCTATTCTTAATACCTGATATGTGATTTACTATTTCAGTTTCTTTAACTTTATAGTCTTCATCGTATTTAGCTTTTATTTCAGACCTTAATTTTTCATACTCTGTTTTAGGTCTTTCATATCCTGTTATATTACCTTCTTCGTCCATAACAGGTGTTAGTACTTTAGTACCTGGTCCATACTTACTTAAAAATACAGCTACATCATTACTACCATCTAACGAAAAAAATGGTTGTACTTCATCTTCTATAGTATCAAATAGACCTTTTGTTTTTTTAGCTCTAGCTTTTTTCTTGGCCTCATAAATCCACGTGCCTTTTGCTTTGTCTCTATCACCGTCTTTTCCTATTGAATCTTCCCATGGAAAAACCTCTTCTTGACCAACAACAACTCTTTCAACTCTAGGAGTATTACCTCTATCCCAAATTTTTCTTTGTTCTGTTATGTCTCTAGTTATTTTAGTATCTGCTTGTGTTTCTATAGCTTTTATCTCATCTTGAGTTAGCTTACCTTGTTTATCTATTCGATATTTATATAAACTAGCTTTGTCAGTTACACCTGTTAGTATTTCTGCAGTACCATATTTACCTCGGTCTTTTTCCTTTATCAGCTTGTACTCGCCTTCATGGAAAATTCCTATCATATTTTTTTCCGGCATATTATTAAACTTTAAAGTGTCGTTTCAAAAACTTATTAATCTCTTCTTGACTTGCTTCCGTTGATATTGAAGATTGACCTCTTTTTAATGAAGTATCGTAAACAACGTATCTATTATCTTGCAGTCTAAGCTCTTTATTAGTACTAGTTCTATGTTCTACTGTAGGAAAAACTTGATATTCAAATGCTTCTCGGTCTATTGTTCCGTCATTATCTAAATCAACAGCATCTACTGTTATTGTTTCTCGATAATTAGTTATTGCACCACCCTCACCGTCAAATTCAAAATTATCTCCAGTGCCTTCACCGTTCTTTGCTGTTTTACCGTTTGTTGCTGATGTGTTTAAATGACCCATTAAAGTGTTTTTAATTTCGTCATTTATAGCTTCTCTAGCATCCATGTTTAAACTAGAATCTTTGTCATTAGCCATAGTCATAGCTTCATCAAGGCTGTATTCTTGACCTTCTATAGTCACTTTACCTATTTGTTGATTCAAAGGAGTTCCAAATAAATCATCAGCTAAAAATGATTGAGATACTTGCCAACCACCATCATCTAACATGTTGTTGATTTGGTTACCATGCATTAATTTCTCCGCGTTACTTATATCTTTACCTGAGTTATATATTGACTTATTTAGTTCTAAAAATTGTTTAGCTTGTGTATTTGCTTTAACAAATGGAGCATCTTGATTAGCTGTGTTAAAATTAAATTCTTCAACACCATCACCACTAAAAAACAAATTACCATCATCACCTATTCTTAAATCTAAATTATCTGTGTATAGTTTTGAAAGTGAAGACATTTTTCCTTCAGGATCATTTGCTGCTGAAAAACTTTTATTAGTAGAGTCTTTTAAAAAATCAACTTTATCATTTCCAAAACCTGTAAACTGTTGTTCCATATTATTCATAGCGTTTTTAACGTTATTAATAATATCAACATTCATTTGATAACCTTGTTCACCTGGGTTATAGTTTGTTATATCCTGAGCGGCTTGAGCAGCTTCTTGTTTCATTGCTAATAGTTTTTCACTTATAACACCTCTATATTTACTAGGTATTTGTGATACATCAAAGTCTGCTGGTATACCATCTACATATTTTGCTATTGTAGCTTCTGACTCTCTTTCTTGAGCTTTTCTCTTAGCTTTAGCCTGTATTAAACCTGTTTGGTTTATTCGCCCACCGTACTTAGCTTGTATATTGGCTTGACGCATACCTGCAGCCGCTTGTGTACCAGCTCCATATGCGTATTTTGCTCCTTGTATTAATGCTTCGTTTGCCATTTTTGTATTATTTAATTATTAACCAATACTAGATTGTATGTCTAATTGATCAGATCCGTAATCAGCTACTGCGCCACCAATTTGACCAACACCACCAATAACCTGTTGCTTTGCGGCTTCTCTTGCAGCATCTGCTGCTCCTTTTCTTTGTTGTGCCATACCTAACATAGTACCTGTTTTTTCATATTGTAAACCTCTAGCTGCAGAAGCGCCTTGTCTTTCAGCCATTTGATTAGCCCCAGCTTGTTGAGCAGCCATAGCTTGATTACCAGATTCTTGTCTAGCAATATCTGCAGATGCAGCTTGATTTTGTTGTGAAGCTGTATTAGCCATAGATTGAGCTAGTGCAGCTATACCGGATCCACCCGCTGCTCCAGACATACTACCCATAATATTAGCTTGTGAAGCTTGATTTTGTTGAGCTTGAAACTGTGAAGCTTGCTGGTTAACAGTTAGGTCTTCAGCTGTATTTTCTAAATTAGCCATTAAATTAGAAGTATCTAAGTTATTATACTGTTGCTTCATTTGATTAAGCTCATTTTGAGCTGCTCTTTGCTCTTTTCTTCGGGCTCTACCACCAATAAGGCCTCCAGCTATATTAGCTATTCCACCTAAAGCGGCTCCACCCATTTTTACTGCACTAAACGGATCCATATTTTTTTATATTAAGTTATTATTATTATCACACATTATTTGCTACTTTCAACTATTTCACTACCAACAGAATACAATTCAACAGAAGTGTTGTCTGTGTTTTCCATCTTAACTTCAGCATAGTAGCCTGCTAAACTAGACATGTTTGCCCTATTATCTTTACTGAACAGTATAAAACTATCATTAACTGGTCTTGCTACATACGTACCAATATTACAAGTTATTGTATTATTTACTCTATCCATTGCTGTTATTGTACCCATTTCAACTATATCAGTTTGTGGACCGTGAGCGTTTGGTGCACCAGCACTAGTTGTTGGTAGATAATAAGCAGTATCATTTACGCTTACAGATTCATTTATAGGATATTCAAAAGTTATTGTTATACTAGGCATATTTATTTATTTAACATGTTACTCCATTGTTACTATTTTGCGAATCAGCCATACTATTATAGTAAGTATCACCAGAAACTATAGCTGTAGGAGCTCCATTTGCTGCTCCACCAATTATTTTTCCTCTACCATATTCTGTTCCGCCACATGAGTTTGAACCAGCTCTCCATCTAACCCATTTGTTTGTTAAACTACCGAAGTTCATACAGGTTACAGCTAAATTACCACTACTACATGTTTGTGTTCCATTTATAAAGTGAGTCATTTGGTATTGACCTGCAGCGTTGAATACATCCATTTGGAATCTACTAACAGAAGTTTCTGTAATAGATATTGTAAATGCTTTTTCAAAATAACCACCATCAGGATCTGTTGCTCTTAATCTAATACTATAAGAGCTCTTAACACTAAAGTCAAACACTTCAGCTGCTTTAAGAGATGTTCCAGTTATACTAAAACTACTGTTATTTGTAGATCCAGTACCTGTTACTAAAGCAAATGTATGTGAAGAACCATCAGCATCTGTAGCTTGCATTGAACCAACTGCATCACCTATGCTATTACCCTCTTCAATAGATACAGCGGATAATATTATATTTGTAGGTGCATCAGCAACAGCCGTTACATTTACAGTCGCTGTTGATGTGTTACTATCTTGAACACCGTTATTAACCTTGTATGTAAAGCTAACATTTGTGTTATTGTTTGAAGCTGGCACATATGTTACAGTACCATTCGCTGCACTTGTTAATGTTAAGGTACCGTTAGAACCTGTATTATCAGCAACTATTGAGTATGTTAACGTTCCACCAGATGGGTTTGATATATGAGACGCTAACGTTATATTTTGTGTTGTATCTTCGTTACCTGTAGAGGTGAAATTAGATGTCGTAGGTGCTGCGCTTAATATGTTAGTTAAATTTAAAGCAGATGTTATATTTGCTGTTCCAAAATCATAAACTCTAAGTATAGGTGAGGTTATAGTTAATGTTTTACCACCACTACCACTTACTATAGGTTTTGATAAATAAAATTCACTACTTGTAGCATCTACGTTGCTAAAATCATCTGGAAAAATAGGTTGCCTAGCAACAAACATATTTGAGGTAGATACAACCGTGTAACTTATAGATTCTTTACTAGCCGCTGGTGCATCTGCTATACCAACTTGCTCATAACCACCAGTTATAGCGGATGTAGTTCTACTTGAAATATTGCTTCCGTTTACTGTTGTTAACGTTATTGTCACATCATTCTGTTGCGTTAATGTGATATTTGGATTAGCATTGTTATAATTAGTTATAACACTAGAAATTGAAGTTCCTGATTCAGCTGTTACTTTTATTTTATATTGCTCACTACTTAACCCTGTAGCTGGAAAAACTATTACAACCTCATGCTTACCATCACTACCTATGTTAACATTATCTAGCTTGGTTGCTGTTGTTGTAAACTTATCTTCTTCTTCTGAAGCAAAATCATAAGTTTTATTATCACTGTTTTTTGTTACAGTTAGTTCAAAGTTAGCGGTAGGTGTTCCAAATATACTTAATACTCTTTCTTCACCACTTTTAATTATACCTGTTTGATCCATAACCAAACTTCTAATTATAGCGTCTGAATTTTCTGTGTCCGTAGACGGTATACCTTTTGCTTGTGCTGAAAAATCTATATTATCTCCACTAACCATAGCTGCTGGAAACTTATATTTTACTATAAACTTTCTTGAAATTAGTCTATTAAAAAAAGTTCCATTATGTGTATCTTCGTATTCTATTATATAATTACTAGCTGTACCAGTTGTGATAGTTGCTGATGGAAAAGAAGCTGCATCTAAAAAACAAAAGTTAGTGCTTGCTGTAAATGTTTTTGTAAACAAAGTAACAATACTACCTTCTACACCACTACCAGTATACGTTTGACCAGTATAACTAGCTGGAGTAGCATTAGAAACAGCAGCATCATGAGTTCCAGAAATTGTATACTCTCTACCTTTTTTATCTAGCGCATCACCATCAATATCTATTATATAATCTATGCTAGCATTAGCAACATAGCTATTATCAAGATCACAAATAACTTGAACAACATTGTCGTCGTGGTATGGTATTGCTGTTGCTAAACCAGAAGTTACATCTTTAAAAGTTATAGACGCTATTGGCGAACCAGACAAACTACCAGTATTATTTGTGAAATCTGACGCGGCAACTACATAACCAACGCTTGGTGTTATAGTTAACACTTGGCTAGCCGTAGATCCTAAAGCCTGACCTTGGGTTACGTTTACTGAAGATGAATTTATTGTACAATTATTTAGTGCCATATCTTAATATCCTGGATTTTCATCATTATTTTCTATAATTCTTATAGTTACATTAGGTACGCTTACATCACCAGTAACATTACCGTGCTGTCTACCGATACCTTGAACGCTAAACTCTTTTGTATCTAAGTTATCATAAGTAGTTTTATCTCCTTTTATATAATTAAACCACTTGTTTTCTTTATCTATAAAACTTGGAACATTACCACTCTGTTGATCTGTTATTATTGAAGGACAATACCAACCTTTTATATCAGCATAGTCATAATGAGATTCATCTACATTTGCTGAAACTGATTTAACAATTCTACTTCTTGTTCCTTCGTAGTTTAATGTTTTAAAACTCTTAATACTACCTGGGGCGTCATTTAATATTAATGTTAATGAAGAAGGTGTGAACCCAGAAGCGCCATAAAAAGTATTTCTTTCAGGAGCATCATGGGAATATATTTCACCATTTTTAAATGTGTAATACATGTTATTTAATGATATACCATTTTCCATTAAATAGCTTTTTCTACTTGGCCAACCTTTTACTTGCTCTTTGTAAGTTAATGTATCTTCATCACCTCTTATATAAAGATGGCTTAACGTTATGTTGTAGCAGCCTTTATTATCATTGTAACTACCAACAACGGTGTCACATACAGATAGTTTATCATTAAAGTAGTCTTTCATGCCAGCATCTGATATAGCTGTTAAACCATCTCTTGATAATCTCAATATAGCTCCTCTTGCTTTGTCAGAAAAATAAGCTCTAAAACCATATGTTGCAAATGACTCTGGATTTTTACTTATACCATAATCACCAACATAGGGTACTGTCTGACCTAGAACAGCTTGGTTTGATGTTATCTGAGCATTGCCGTCAGCGTTAAATAAAGCATCTTTATTAGCTAATACTCTTAATATCTTATCTTCACATAAAATAACTAGATCAGTATCTCTCTGATGTAGTTTTTGTATGCTACCATACTCAGGGTTTAAATCTTTTGTTATTGCTTCAGCTATAATAAACTGATTAGTTCTATTTATACCAGAAGTTGAATTATATATTTGAGAAAATATTAATCCATTTTTCTTTCTTTCTTGTTTATACTGTTCAGCTAAAACTGTTGAGGCTTTAACACCTTTAGAAATTTTAGGCGCGTTAAAATCATCTCTTATTCTATTTGACTCTACACCATTACCAAAGCTATAACAGTTTGTATATTCTAATTCATGCTCATTTGCATGTTGTGCTATTGGTATTGCGTTACTAGCTTCATAATATAAATCTACATCTATAGCTTCTTTAGGTTGAGTTTCCCATATAGCTGGGTTATCTGTAGAAAAAGTATTTTCACCTAAGTCAACAGTTAAAACCTCTATAGTAGCTAAATCATTAGGATCTCTATTGGTATAATCATTTTGATGAAAATCAACTATTGGTTTATCTAATTTTAAAGTAAATATAGTTCTTTTGTTTGATCCCCAGTGACCACTTCCACCGCTATAATTACAAACATTTGTAACAAGCGAGTCGGTTATTGTGTATATTTCAGGCTCACCTGTTATACCATTACTACTATCGTTTCTAAATCTAAACTTAGTACCTACAGATTTAATTTTTTGTGCAAAGGCATTATACTGTGCATACTCACCAGTAAATTCATTTCTAGTACCTAATATAGAAATGCTTATATAATCTTTACCAGTACGAACACCAGGTGGTTTATTTACACCAGATATGTTTCCGTACCATAAAGCTGAGTTACCATGAACATGATCTGGGTTCCAGTGATCGTCTTCTTTACATCTATCAAAAACCCATCTAAATTTATTATCAAATATATCATCTTTCCAATGTCCTGAGCTGCTTGTACTACAACTACCATCCCTTCTCATTACACCAGCTGTTGAATCTACTTTATAACTTACTTCATTTGGTTGTAATATTGCATTTGTTAAGAATTGATCTCTAAACACCTTAACAAAAAATCTACCTGAAAATTCAGCTTTATTTTTTACTTCTTCTTGAAATATTTCAAATGCTAGACCAGCACCTGGACTACTGTGTGTACCAACTATAGACATATCAGTACCAAACTTACCTTCTATTGATATATCATAAAAGCCTGGTGAGCCAGCTGTAAACGCTATACTTGTTATATTATAAAAGTCACTTTTACCAGAACCAGCTAAAAACCTTACCATTAAACCTGATTTACCAGTTATACCATTAGGATCATCTGAAAAACCTGCGTTATCTATAAAGTCTGTTTTTGTAATTCTAAATACACTACCATCTATAGCTGGAAAGTTTGAAGCTCCAAGGCCAATTGTGCTTGAACCTATAGTGGCTCTACCTTGTGAAGTTTTTGTTTGTTTTAAATATAATGGTGCTTCATTTGATATTGCAATTACCTTATATTTAGCCTCATTTGACACACATATATCACTATCGTGTTTCTTTTTTAATATTAAAAAACTTTCGTCATCAACCTTATTTCTTTCTGCGGACGGAAAGCTTAACCATATATTATCATCTTCTGCATCGTACCAACGATCCATAGCCATGTTGTAATATTCATTAGAAGTTTCCTTTATAAAAAACTTAAATGATTTAGCAAACAATGGTTTCTCATGGTTCATCTTTACTTTAAACTGATTAAAAGCTTTTGATGCATTTTTACTTATTGATTTAGAACCAGTAGGATCTGTAAATACAGGTGTTTCTCTACCATACTCGTCTCTGTATACAACGCCTAGTTGATATGTTCTTTGACTTTTTATTGATTTACCAGGTGATTTGTATAATGTTGTTTGTGAAAAACCAGATCTAGGTTGTACATTAACATCAAAATTTGGTTTAACATCTTCACCACTAACATCATTCATGTCAAAGTTATGTACATAGTTACCATAAACTATCCTATTAGCTATTAACTCTTGTGATTTAGCTTTTAACGGAACACTATCAAAAGGTCTTAATAATTGGTTTGATTCTATTGTCTTGTATATTATTTCAGACTCTATTTCAAAATTATTAGCTACATATTCAGGATCGTTGTGTTTAAATGTTTTTACAGTATATATATTGTTATTTGAATCGTCTTTATATAATACGTCTATTTCTATAACACCTTTAGGTACGCTACTTGCAAATCCAGATATTTTTAAATATCTCATATCGCTTTCCATTGCTAAGTTGTAACCTTTTTTAGGATTGTATTCGTACTCTTTTGGTAAGAAGGCTAACTCGGAAAAAGGGCCTATTGTTGAATATTCACCATCTTTAAACTTATATCTATGAGCAAATCTTATAAACTTATCCTCAAACATAGGATCTTCTTGTTCTAACTCTATAGTCCAAACAACAGATGATGTTGGTACTAGTTCTGGTATACTAGTTATGTTAATTGTCATAGTACTACCACCTGAGTATGTGAGTACTTGAGCTCTAATAGTAAAATCTGGATCATAACCATTTATATCTGGATCTTCACCATTTGTAAATATAAGAAAATCACCAGCTTGATATGTCGGATTAGGACCTGTTATTGTTACAGTAACATTTTCTCCAGGTTCCATTGGCTCACTATTAGAAGAATCGTAAAAGTTAGCACTACCACTAGTTGATATAATACCTGTGCTACCACCAGCTGTTACCCTTTTAGTGTTGGCCATAGTTATTGTTGGCGCGATTGTTGGTCCTTTTTTAACAACAGTAATATCTTCTTCTGCTACATTGTAATCAACACCTTGCGGAGTTGTATATAATGTTGATGTTGCAAAATTTGTAGAACCGTCTTTTGATCTTTGTATATTAATAACTTTAGGTTCACTATTATCGTCTGTCCAAAACAATAAACCATCTATTAAGTTTATACCTGTTATAAGTTTTGTTTTATCAAAAAACAAAAATTGATCAGCTGGTGTAGAACCAGCATCAACTAATACGGGTTTAGTATTATTTGCTACTTGATCATATTCAGCAATAGCGTCTATATTGTTACCACATATAAACCAATATATTTTTTCATTTTCTGTATCAGCAATACTACCAATACATTTACCACCGGCTATACCAACTAAACTTCTTTTTCTATTACCTCTAATGTTTTGAACAGACCCTACGTTACTACCATCAGAACCAGAGACTTCTATGTTCATAGCGTCTCTATATTCACCATTAGGTAATAACCTTTCGTCAAGGTCTTTATTCATACGACCTGATTGAAAAACGTGTTTAATTTCAGCCATTTATTAGTGTTTTATAATCTTCGACTTGTTTCTCATTTGAGCAGTAAGCTCTTCCATTTTATAATTAGATAATCTTAACTTAGCGTTTCTTACAGCTGCAAATCTATCTCTTTTAAATCTAGCTACAATATACTCAGGTATACCTACTTTAGCACATAATACAGCGTATGCTATATGTTTATACATAGCTTCTTCAGTTAACTTATGTATAACCATGTCCTCTTCAGTTCCTAAGCCATCGCTAATATATTTTAACGAAATAGTTTTTCCGTTTAGATCAGAGCTAAAATGTATATTACCCTTTGCATTATCTATATAATAAGAGCCATTAGTGTGAGCTCTTGAAGGTTCTAAACCATATCTACCACCCGTTGCATACCATTCGTCAACTTCATCATCAGCTATACTTCTAGTAACACTATTTGGGTTACTGTTGTTTTGAAAGTTTGCCCATGTATCTGAGTCACTAGCATTTATAATATTACCATCGGTATCATATATATATTCAAAATCAGCATCTTGTAACAAAGCTGTTGGGTTACTTGTTTTTATAGCAGGGTATATCATTCTTTCTACACCTCCAGAATCTACGTAACATAATTTAACATAGTTAACATAATCATGTGGTAACATCATTTTTAATGAAGGTCCTAATTCAATTTCTTGACTTTTTTGACACCTCATTATATCATAACTAAATTCTTGCATACCTCTTTGAGCATGAAAAGAAATGTCTGATCTTTTGCATTTACTTAATAACTTACCTTCACCTACATATTGTATTATGAAGTTGTTTATTAACTGCTGCATGGATATATATTGATAATTACCTAATTGTGGATTTAATAAGGTTACTATAACAGATGATCCAACCGCTATTGGGGTTGATAAGGTTATAGTATATGTTGTTGCATTAAAAGTAAATGTTACACCAGTTGTTGTTGTGCCACCTACTATTGTATCTACTCTCATTTCACCACTTGATGTAGGCATAGTGGCTCTATTGTTTAGTAGAGTTTCATTTACAGGAAAAGTTAATATATACTCACCAGCATCCGCACCGCCTGTTGCATTGGCTGAAACTGTAGTAAATTGTTCTTGTCCGTAATATTGCTGTTGGTTTCCTTCAAATAGTGGCATAATTATTTATTTTCTTGTTGAACGTTCTGTGCTTCTTCCGTAGCTGCTACTTGATATAATTGAGGATCTTTTATAGTTATTCCTGCTAACTCTAGTATTTTTACTACTAACTCTGTTTCTTCTGATTGATGTAACTCAAAGTCTCTTGTAAGAGCAGATCTATCAAATAAAGCTCTACTATTAGATGAATTTACAATATAAGTCCATTCTACTGTTTGAGGTCTTGATATATAGTTACACACAACTGTGCCACTTGTTATAGTTATTGGATAAATTTGCACCGTTCTATCAGAAGGTATACCTGTTAATACATTAGTTGTTTGACCACCAACTAAGGTTTGTGATTCTCTAACGTACATAGGTCTTGACAACGATGGAGCTGTCAACGGGGAGTTTTGTAAATGGTGTATTTCGTTTTGTGTAGCTTTTTCTATTTCAACGTAACCACCTTTATGTTTATAATATAATTCACCTAACCTGTAGTAATCTGGCAATTGCCAAATACCAGGTTGAGCTGATTGATCATTAGAGGCTGTTAAAGCAACTCTGTAATTTTCAAATATATCTATTTTTTCTTGTAATATATTTACTTGATCAGCGTACCTAGTATCATTACCAGGTATTCTCATAAATTGATTCAAGTCATAGAAATATTGCTCAAAAATATCCATTTGAGCTTGGTTGGCATATAGATTATACTCTTGAGGCGTAATATATCCTCTTTGCTCTTTGTTAGCTATTGCCAAAACTCTTTGATAAACTGTATCTATATTTACTGCCATATTTTCTTTATTTATAGTAAGTAACCACCTTATAAAGATGGTTACCTCTATAAAGTTTTGTTATTTCATTTTTTTCTCAATCGCACCTAAAACTTCTAAGCCTTCATCAGTTTTAAACCATGCGGCTAATGCTGAATAAGGATGTTCATTAAAAGGTACTGTCATAAGTTTTTTACCGTTACTAGACCAAGAAAAACTTCGTCTATCTGGTGATAACTTAATAACATTTGCTTCAACAGCTTTAATTCCTATGTTTCTTAATTGAACATTGTCATCTTGAGCTAGTTGTATAAAACCTTGTGGGTTTTGTTTAGCCATAACTAAAGTGTCTCTTTTAATTTCTTTCGAAGACATTTTAGAAACGCTACTACCTTTTTCCATTCTCAGAATACCCTCTGCTTGATCGATGTCAAGTTCCATAGCCATTTTAACTGCTTCAAACTCTAATTCAATCCAGTCAACATCACTTGTAGCTACAGCTTGTGGATCATCTTCATAATATATCCTATCTTTCATAGGGTGATATAATGATAACATTTTCTGTAAAGCTACTTGTCTACCAGGAACTTTTAATACTCCGTTCCTAAAAACTATTTGACCAAGTGTTGCTGCTCCTTTTTGCTCATCTACAAAAGGGGAGTTTTGATTAGTTGCGTATTTCAATTCTCTTTGTATACCGTTCTCTGTATCAAAATACAATAAAGTATTTCTTGTTGAGTGTCTACTAGGGATTTTATATACTATAGGTTGTCTTTTTCCTTTTAAGATGTATAACCTATCTTTTATTTGCCATTCGGCATTTTTATTTTTTTCCATGATATAATATAATTAAAAAGTTTATAATAAAAATAAAAGCCGAGGGAGCCGAAGCTCCCTTTGCTTTTAATTAACTTACTTATGCAACGTCAGCGTTATTTTTAAGTAACACGAAGTTGTTAGCAGCTTGTACACATAAACATCTTTCAGATAAGAAATTTACTTGCATTTTATCTAATGTCGAAGTATAATTTCCACCTACAGATCCTGTGATCCAAGACTTCATTTTTCTGTCATCAGCTTCAGACGCTCTATATCTTACATGTAAGAAAGGTCTTGAAATGTTTTTACCCATATTCTCATCGTAAACTGTTGAAGTTCCAGCAGGAACTATAACACCTTCAATGTCGGTAAAACCACCTCTTGTAACTGAATCGTTTAAATATTTCCAGTCAGTTTTGTAGAAGTCATAAGAACCTCTTCTAAAACCACTGAAACCTAGGTTAAGCGCCATGTCTTCAGATTGATTGAATACACCATAAGAAGTACCACCTGAACCATAAGAGTTCTGAGCGGCTAACATATTGTCAATTTCTAAGCTAGTAACTCTATCTAAGAACATCATGTTCTCTTCAATACCACCTTGCTTATCTAACTCCTGTAGGATTTCATCAAATTCTACTAGACCTCCACCACCTGCGGGATCAAAATCAGGTTGGTTAAATACCAAACCTCTTTCTGATAAAGCAGCGAATAAACCTTGAGTACCGTTGATATTGATACCAGTTAGCTGTGAACCAGCTTCCTCGCCTTCAATTACAACCATCTCTAAGTAATCATTAAATCTTAGTCTTGCTTCAGCTTCAGACTTAATGTACCATAGGTAACCGCCAGCTCCGTTTTCAGAAGTAACTTCAACCCAACCAATTTGAGCAGTATCAGAACCATTAACTTGGTACTGATCTCTGATAATAACTGGTCTGTTTGAGAACTGAGTGAAAGAAGCATCTTTTGACTTATATGAAGCAGCCATTTCAGATCCTTTTGCAAACTCAGTACCGTAAACAAATAATCTACAGTTATCTTGGTTATCTAAAAACGTGATTGCACCACTCGCTGTGTTATCTAAACACTGTTGAGTATATGGTTGAACAACCGCGTCGTTTGTTCCTACAGCAACAACGTAACATTTTAGGATGTTAGCAGTATCAGGTGCAGCGAAAATTACTGAATCACCAACATTTAGTAAGTGTCCAGTAGGTAATCCTGCGATGTGACCACCACTACCAGCCGTAGAGCTTAATGCTCCAGAAGCGTTGTTTGCATCTGTAATATCCACACCTTCATAAGTAGTGTGAATTCTACCTTGCTCAGACCAAATTACTTGATCAGAGGCTAATGGCATTTCTGCCCCAACCATACCTAGAAATCCAGATATAGTTCTTTTACCATATCTCTCCACTTCTTTCTCGTAAATCTCAGGTAGGAATTGCGCAGCAAAAGTTCCACCACCAGATGCACTATCGAAAGATAAATAATTATCTCCCCATAATGTTTGAGTAGGTCTTGGAGTGACATGAGCTAAATTTGCCAGTGAACCTGGCGACGTTAAAAAACTCATAATTTTTAATTTTTAATTTATTGTTAAACTTATTTTCTCATTTTAACTCTGAGTTTTGACGAATCATCTCCAGTAATAGCTCTTACTTTAATCCCACCAGCTTCAACAACACCGGAGTGTGTTTGTCTAGCGGACATATCAACGTTTTTAGCTTTAGCCATGCTATCTTTCATAGCATCAGCTTTACCTTGTTGATAAAAGTGGTTTGCTACAGCATCTGGGTTACTCGCCGTAAACAAAGCTTTATGATAACCTTGTGGGTCTACTAATTGATTTTTTTTATCTAAAAATTTAGATGCAAAATTATTAATATTGCTTTGGGCCTCTTTTACCTTAGCAGCGTCTTTGACATTATATCTAAATCTTTTTTCACCAATCTTGTATTCAAAACCTTTGAATTCATTATTAAACAATTGGTTAGTTTTATTTTCAAATACTTGTCTTTGTTCTTTAGCTACCTTAGTGCTTTGTTCAGACTCTTTGTTATATCTGTTGAAAAAATCCACAGCGTTTTGCTGATCGGGTGTTAACTTAACTCCACTTTTGATTTCCTCGTAATATTTGGACTTTTGCCCGTCCAAGTGGCTTTTAGCGTTGGCAACTTGCTCTTTAAACGCTAATTTTTTTCTACGAACATCTCTTTCCTCATCGACTTCATCATCCCATGAGTAGAGATCTTCCATAACAAAACTAATTTCATCATCATCAAGATGAGGTTTAGTTTGTTTTAAATATTCTCGTAATAAGGTTTTATCATCAAACTTACTATAATCTTGATTTAACCTTACATAATCTTCTAAAGATCCACCAGTGTCTTCCATAAAGTCTACAACTTTTTGAATATTTTCTGGTAAAGGTTTTCCAGTTTCTTTAGCTTCTTCAATAGCTTCTTCAACTTCATCAGCTACTTCTTCAACTTTTTCTTCAACTTCTTCATCAGTTATTTCTTCAACAACTGGTGCTTCTTCTTCAACCTTTTCTTCTATTTTATCTTCCGTTTGTTCTTCTTTAATTTCTTGAACAACTTCTTCTTTAGGTTCTTCCTCTTTACTTAAATCAACTTTAGCCACATTATCGTCTTTAACGACTTCTTCAGCTTGTTGTTTAGACATGTCAACTTTTATAATGTTGTCACCAGGATTACCTAGATTTTTCATTTTACGTTTTGGTTGATCTTTAACCTTTAACGGTTTATCTTCAACTTTTTCGTCAGAACCTTGTGGTTTGACCACAGGTACTTCTTGTTGTAGTTCTTCAACTACTTTTACATTTTTTTTAGCCATAATATAATATTATATAATTAAACAAATTACCTAGGCTCGAACATACCTAGGTCTAAACCACCAAGATTATCATTTCCTGCTGATTCAAATTTTTTGGGCGGTTTACCCGTATTTCTTTGATCGATTAATTCAGATTGTTGAGATGCTTGAATTCTAGTTCTTTCATCTTTACGATCTTCTTTTTCTTTTTCTTTATTTTTCACTCCATCATTCTCCATATTCTTTAATTGCATGTTGTACTGAAATTCTAATGCCATTAACTCTTTTTTTGCTTTAATTTCTAGCATTAATTTCTGTCCGTCTATTTGCGATTGAAGTTGTAATAATGAAGATTTTTGTTGTGTTATAGCACCTTGCTTTTGTACTTCTGCTTGAGCAGCAACTTGTTGAGCTTGTGCATTAGCTTGAGCTTGTGATTGAATATTTTGTTGAGCTATTTGTTGGTCCTCTTTTGATTTTGCTTTTCTACGTAGTTTTAAAACTTGATTAGCTAATTTTAAGTTTTTAATATCTCTAACGTCAATAGCATCTTCAAGATGTATACTCTGTTGTTGTAATGCTGCTTGAATATTGTTTTCAAGTAATTGTTTTTCTTCTTCATCAGGAGCTAACTCAATGTAAATACCAAAATCATATAAATGTAGATTAGTCATTTCATCTAGCGTAGCCACATTATGAGCACCTATTTTTTGTACAAAAGCTTCTCTTGCTGGAGAATATTCTATAATATCAGATATTCTTAACGAAACACCTTCACATAGATCAGATGTTATAAATAATCCAGCTTGTAATATATGTCTTGTAGCTGTATTACTATTTGCTGCAGCTATTTTTTGAACACCTACTAAAGCGTCTTTTGCTGGAGCGCTAGCATCTCTAGCTTCGTTTAAACCTGTAACATCTCTTATCATTTGTAAATAATAATTATATGTTCCAATTAAACTTTGTATTTTACCACCACCATTTCCACTGGTTATTTCTTGAATAGGTATTTTACCTGGATTCATATCTCCATCACCAGTAAATGATCTACCTATAACAGAACCAGTTTGGAAGAACATATTTAATGCTTCTTGTGGGCTATAATTTGTTCCATTACCTAAATCTATTTCAGCTAGTCCATCAGCGTCTAAATAAACACCATCAGGAACCATTCTAGACATCACCTGTTGCAGTTTTAAATGAGTAAGCTGTATCATATCAGCAAAACCAGTAATACGTCCTACAAGTGATTCTATTTTACCCTTGTATAAACGTGGAGCACAAATACTATAATTCATTTTTACCTTAGTGTAATCACTTTTAGGCCTAATCATATTTTTAGCGATCTCCCATTTTAATAACTTGTCAGTACCTAGAATCATTGCTCCTTCGTATAAAACTTCTAGTACTCTTTCTAGTTTACCAAATCTAGCCTCTAAAACAGCTACAGGTGGATCAAAAGTATCATCACGCATTATTATTTTTTCAGCACCTGATGACATTTCTTTTACTTTGTAAACCTCATTCATATATGTTTTATAATTAAAATATAAAACTCTAATTTGGTTTCTATCAATATCTTCACCTAAATAAGATGCTTTATCATGTACTCTATTACTTTTGTAAGATTGACCTGATATATCTTCTAGTTCTTGAGGTGTTAAATTTGGAAATTCTTTTTTAATTTCATTTATTGGTAATGTTTTTACCTCACCAACGTAGTATAAATCATCAAAGTATGGTGATTCAGTATAAGAATAAACTAAGTTAGCTGGATCAACATATTGTATCTTTACACCTTCAGCTTGATTAAACGTATGTTTTACAGCTCCAATACCTAGTGTTACTAAGTCATAGTTAACTCTTTTTCTAGTTAAATCGTATCTATTACCTTCAAGTAAAACATTTATAGCTTGTTCTTCAGCTAATTCAACAGCTTGTTTATATGTAAGCTGCATATGTAATTCTAATTCTTCTTCGTCTTGTGGTAATTTTTCTGGTGGTGTAGCTGATAAACTAATACCAAAAGCTTCTCTTGACATTTCATCTAACTCTCTAGTTCTCATGTCAGCTAGTAAAGTTTCCATGTATTTTGTTCTTTTACTAACACCGTATGGATCTTGTGAAAAAGCTTTTACATCAAAAACTCTTTCTGATATACCATTTACTACTATATCTACAAACTTAGGTATAATAGGAACGGGTTTCCAGTCTAAGTTTAAGTAGCTTAAGTCACCATTAATTGATAACTCGTCTTTATATTTTTGTATTGATTGTTCGCCTCTAGCATATAGTCTCAATTTATGAAAGCTGCTTTCATTAGTATGAAACTTATTAAATCCAGTACCAACATCAAACCATTCTCTTTCAATAGCTTTTCCTATTTCAATACCATAGTCTTCGCTCAGCTTTTCAGCATCGCTAACCGTTTGGCTAGGAAAATTTGCTTTTATATTTGAATCGTTTCGAGTTCCCATATTAATTTTCTATTATTGTTGATCTCATGCCAGATTGTTTGTATCTAGCGAAATTTATGTTTAGTTTTTGTTTTTCTACCTTAGCGTTAGGGTTGTATAGATGTCTATTACAAGCCATTATAGCTAATCCGCTACTTATAGTAGCATCAAATTTGGTCCTATTGTTTATATCAAACTTAGCCCAATCGTTTAATGTTTCTGTAAAATACAAACTACCGTGTGATCCGTCTTGTTTTTTACCTACATTACTTTGTATATACATTTCAATAGCAGCAGCATGAGCTTGTTTAATATCTTCACTTGAATTAGGTATACCACCTATTTCTTTTTCAGCAACTGATAGTTTATTCCACGTTTTATCAGGTCTATTCATTGAGTAACCTCTATAACCTCTACGTTTAAAATAATACAATAATCTAGGTTTGTTATTCTCACATAATAAAGGCATGCCATAAAATACACAAGCCATTAAAACATCTTCAAAGAATATCTCAGCTGTTTGTGGACGAGCTATGTATTCTAAAAAGAAGTGATTAGGTGGACAATCTTCCATGCTAAATTTTGTTAAGCCGTGAAGAGATCCTTTAGAACCTAAACCATCTACAGTACCTGATATATCGTAACTATCACAACCAAGTGCACCCATGTGCTCGTTTCCAGGAAACTTTAAATGATTTTTTAATTTTATATTATTTTGTAAATGAAGAGGTGGTGTCCAAGTTATTTTAAATCTACCTTTTGCATTTGGGTAAAATATTACTGTAGAATCTTTTACACCATTAACCCATTGAAAATTACCAGTTGATATACCCTGATCTGTTTCTTCATTAAAATCTATTTGCTCGTATATTCTAACTAAATTAAATATACTATTTTTTGTTTCATCTCTAAAAGCGTGTTCAGTAGTTCTTGGAAACTGTCTGTAAAACTCATTTAAAGCGTCTTGGTCATTTTTTAATCCATCAGCTTCGTTTTGCCAATGATCAACGACACCTATATCAATATAATCACCGTAAGGTCCTTTTACTTCTTCTTCAGGTGTATCAAAAACAGGTATACCATATTCATCAATAAATCCCTCGTAGTTCCACTCCATTGGTATGAATAAACTG